TCAAGCGTGTTAAGTTTCTCGATTTGCGCATCAGTAAGCGTATTGACTTTTTCAATGTCACCAATCGCAATCGTATTTAATTTTTCAACTTGATTAGCCATCAACTACGCCCGCTCAATATGATCCATTGATGGATTAATGTAGACAACATCGGGCGATAACGCCGTTCCGACGATTTGAACGAAAGCACCGTCAGTGCTTGGTGCGGTATGGGTCATTTGTCCTGTTGTTTCTGAAAGGAATAATGTTGACCCCGGCGTGAAATTAAATGTGTCGTCCCGTATAAACCCATGAAGCAAAACAGTTCCTGTTGCAGTATCGCTAATCGCAGCTGGCGCGATTCCAATAGCGCGAGCCGTTGCTAAAGCACTTGCATCTGCTCTTACAACTTCTGATGTTGTAGTGTGTATACAAACAAGATCAAAAGCTGAGATTGCTGCCCCAGCGAGCATCTGTGCTGTCATTCCGGTGACTGTGTGATCTGTGCCAGCAAGTAGAGGCGTCGAGATGTTTAAACTTGCTGCGTCACCGAGTGTGACATTGCCAGTGGTCCCTACCGTGGTAAAGTTAGCTGCAGCGGCGGTAGTTCCGCCGATAGCTCCAGGTGCCGCCATCTTCGCTGTAATGTTTGCTGGAGTTGTTGCTCTAGCAGTATCAGTGCCCGTTACCGTTTCAGCATCGGTTGCCAGCTCGACAAGACCCGCCGCACTAGCACTTGCAGCCGCATCTATTTTGGCCGCTGTAACCGCATCGTCAGCAATTTCCGCCGTCACGATGCCACCGTCTTTGATCGTTACCGCGCCAGAGCTGACCGAAAAATTATCGCTTGAGAAAGATGCTACGCCTTTGTTCGACGTGCTTGCGTCTTCGCCGCTAAACGTCACGGTGTCGGTTGCGCTTACAGCAACATCAATGCCCTCACCAGCTGCAAACGTCATAGTGTTACCGTCAGTAACTGCTTGCGTCGTAGAACCGTCAGACATGGTAAAGCTGGTCATCGAGCCACTACCATCAGCGCCAGCATTTCCAGTCCGCACAAACTGCACGTTGACCGGATCGCCGTCAGATATCGTACCGCTCGACAGCACATGGCCGACTGCAACTTTTGAGTAAGTGCTTGCGGAAGTAACGGCACCCGTGACGTTGAAAATGTGGAAATTTTCTGGCGCTGCGGTTTTGGCAATTGTCACAGTTCCGCGCAAGGCTGTGTTTGTTGAGTCGTCCCAACTGTCCACGTAGCTGTTTATGCTTGAACCACCAGCCTCAACGTCATCGACGAACAGAACTGTCGCACTCGACGCCGTACCATTATTCAGATGTACTTTTGCAGCTCCCTGATCGGCGTCAGCGGTTGCGGTTTCAAAGACCATGCGCAGACCCGGCTGATCGCCACGAGCGCCCGTTGATCCCGTTGAGCCCGTTGAGCCCGTGTCGCCTTTGGCACCGTTGCGATCAAACGTAACGCGAATGCTGTCACCGTCGCCGAAAGTCCCATTGCTGTCTATGTGAGTCACGGCGAGGGTCACAAAACCAGAGCCATTCGTCAGACCTGTTACGTGAAATACGGCATAGTTTGCAGGTGTGCCCGGCTCCACTAATCGCAAAACACCTTTGACTGTTGAGGTGCTGTCGTCCCAGGTTAAGATCCAAGCTTCAATGTCTGGATTGCCGGTATCCGCTGTCTGATCGCTGATGGCAATCGAAGACACGCTGGAGACAGTGCCGCTACTGTAACGCAAATTTCCCGCGCCCGGATCGGACATGCTGGTCGTCGTCGAAAAGCTATATTTTGGTGCCAAGGCCGACGCTTCGTTGGCAGCGGTAACAGCGGACGCGGCGGCTTCGGACGCTTTGGTCGTCGCGGTGTCCTTGTGGCCGGACGCCGTTGAGGCGGAAGAGGCGGCGGATGTTGCACTGGCTGCCGCTTCGCTGGCTTTAGTGCTACTCGTTGACGCGCTGGAAGCACTCGCTGTGGCACTTGAGCTGGCTGCAGAGGCGCTACTCGTCGCAGAACTCGCGTCCACAAGAAGCGACCACTTGGCTGAATCTGTGTTAGAAGTCAGCGGCTGAGAACCGGACGACGTATGCGCTGTTATGCAAATGAAAATATTATTCGTCGAAGTATCTTTCACAATGTCGCGCACCGCGTAGGCTGTACTTGCAGCCCAGTTTCCGCGAAAGGTTCCTATCTCTTGCGTTATATCCAAATCGCCATCGCCATCAAACGCAAGCAGCTTGTTAGCGCGTGCAGTCGCGCCGTCTAAAAATTCTACCGTTGTGATAGTATTCGTCCGCGAAGCCTTGATCGATCTGTCCAGCTGCTCTTGGATCTCCTGCGTCATGTGCGTCAGCTTGTCGAGAGCTTCCTCGTGACTTTCTGCAGGGAACGGGTCCGCAGGCTGATAATCAGTCAGCTGATTTTTTGAGGTAGCCCTCCGCAGCACGACCGTTTCGCCGGACGCCGGTATATTGCCAGACGTAAACGTGACGGTCCCACCGCCAGCTGCGCCAACGCCAGAGACGTTGTAGTGCGTCGATTCAGTCTTAACCACCTCGGCACCAGTGGCGTCAGTGCGGATATACACCTTCATCTCGCTACTAGCGAAAATCTTAAACGTGTAGGTAAAGGCCGCTGTCGAGCCGTTGCCGGACGCCGAGTTTTTAATCGAGGTTGTGCTTACAGTCATTGTGCTGTGTCTTTCTCATATTGCTGCTGACGCAATTCGTAATGCTCACGATTAGCTTTATCGATTTCTTTAAGTTCGGGGCCGAACTCTGGATGCGCGCGGACCATCATGCGCCCGTACTTAATCGCGCCTTGTCTAATTTTTCGGATTTCAAGACGCAGGTCTTCAGTCGCATCGACATTGCCTGCTTTGCTCGCCTTCTGCAGTCTTTTGAAGTCACTATTTTTAAGTAACTTTTTAAGTGCCTTAAATGCCGCCTCGCCTGTTTCTTTGTGAAAGTAATCGAGCTGCGCATCCGTATATACAACGTCTTTACTTTCGTTTTCTGGGTACGGTGCATATGCCAAACGCAGCCGCGCAATCTCATTGTCGACTGGGTTTAAGTCATGCAGCCCAAACCGACTGCGGCTGCGAATGCGACCCCAAGCGTCGCGTGCAGGCAATACGCTAGATTGCGCAAACGGCAACTTCGTCTGCATGCCCGTGCCGATTTTATCGAGTAGCCCTATGCCCGTTTTGCGGCGATAGCGTTTAACATCATCTTGTAAACGCGCAAGTTCGTTTAACAACGAGCTGCCCGGCATAAGTGCCGACGTGGCATAATTCATCATAAACGCATTTAATTTGCGCTGCGGGTCTTGCATCGCATCCATAAACTTCGACACGCCGACCATAAAAGACTTGTTTGTTAAATTGTGACCAACAATTGCGATAGCACCAAACATGGCTTCTAAGTTTGTTCGGTCGTCTGTATCTGTCCCTGACTTAATTGCTTCGGCAACGTCCGCTGCTAGGCCAATAATCGTCGAAATCGGCTCTGCCGTATTATACGGCACCCACGTATCTGTGCCGGGTATGCGTATCGAATAAGGCTTAATCCCACGACGCTCATAGGATGCGCGAACACGCGGATCGGCGCTAATGTTGCCGGTAATCATGTCTTGATCGTGCATCATTGCAATTGTTGCAAAAGTCGCCGTACCCAGCTGCCACTGCATTTTCGCTTTGGCAGCAACAGCACCACCTTGCGCCATCGCTTCTTTGTAAGGCTTTGTAAATGGAGCAATCGGCGATCTGTCGCGCACATATAACAGCGCATTCATGGGCGTTTTAAAGAACGGCACGATCCATCTTGAAATCGGCCCCGACAATGCCTGATGGATTTGCTTCGTCTTACCGTCAAGCTCCTGCTGAAGTGTCGTGCGACGCGCTAAATCTTGCGCCTCTTCTGTCGCAGCTCCCGGCGGGTTAAATATAAAGTCTGCGACATGCTCGGCAAACGCATCACCTTGTTTGCCCGAAAGCCTTGCGTCGCGATATGCAAGCTCGTAAAGCGCACCGCGATAAGCGACGACTTTAATAAAAGCGTCTTCTGCAACAAGAAGCCGCGTCGGCCCGCGACCCATTGTCATCATACTTCCAAGCGCGTTTATGGCATGTCCACCGACACTTCCCTCACGCGCGCCAAACGCTTCTGCAGAAAATGCGTCATAACGTGTAGCTGTTGCACGACTTCCACCGCGACCAGTAATACGGCTTTCAAGCTTTGATGACCCGAACAGTTCTTCGCGTGTTCTAAAGCCTTTCCCTGCAGCCGCTAACGCTTCTTGCGTAGCCATAAATTGCCCGAACATCTTCGCCTGCAGATCTCCAAACGTGACATCACGCACGCCGCCTTTCATGCCGAACACGCCGCGCGTTACACCTTGCATTGCCGCCACGGCAGCGGTGTTCGCGTTGTCGTTCCAAATTGCGGCAAAACCGCCTGCCATGTTTTTTAGATGCGTCCACGGACCAGACAGAATGCTGTTAATCCAAACCTCATGCCATGCATTGAAAACCTTGCGCGACCAATGACCGCCATTAATAACCTCAAGGCGATCCATCAAGTCTGGCGCAGCGCGGTACGCCTCAATAGCTTCATCAAGCGAATCCACGCCGCCAATATCATCAGCGAGCTTTTTATAATCTTTAGCGACAAGCGCCTGCGCGTCTTCACGACTTAAACCCATCACGTTGCGCGCCGGTAATTTCATTGCGTTCAATGCACGCGCAATGTCTGTTTGCGCACCCTTGTACATTGACTGCAGGTTTGCCACTAAATCCGCTTGCTGTTTCCATTCAAGCTTTTGCTGCAAGCTTGCGTTCGGTGCTGCAGCTACATCAGCTAACCCGTCTAGCCTCTTTGCTTCTTCAAAAAACAAATTCTTTGCAGCCGAGACATGTGCTGCCAGCGCCCCGGGATTATTTGGATCAATATTAAACCCACGCTTTAGCATTTCATGCAGGCGCTTTGGATTTGACCCAATTAGATCGGCTAACTCTTGCGTCTCATCTAAGCTAATCTGACGCGAAACGTCAGGATGCATGTTCGGCTGTATTTCTTCAGCGATAGAACCAATTAGATTGCGCACGCTGCCTTCGTCTGGAATTTTAACTTCCATGCCGGGCTGTGTGCCTGTAACGCGTATCCCGCCAAGTATGCCGTTTTGAATATCCGGCTTCTGCATGCGGCTTTCCATAATGCGATTTAACGCATCATCACCGAGCGACTGATAATACTTATACTCGTCTTGCTGCTCTTCTACTAAGCTGCTTGGCCGATCTATAACATCGACCTGATCTGACGCCTCTTCTGCAATAACGGCACCCGGCTGCGGCGCGGGTTCGACCGCTTTTTCTGGCGGCGGCAGTAGTCCTGCAGGAGCCGGAAACGCTTCATTTGGATCAACAAAATCCATAAGTGGCTCGGCATCGACGCCGGATAAATCTTGCGGTTCCCCTGTTCGGAGCTGCGCCGCATTTTCCTGCGCTGCCTGCATTTCTTTTATGCGCTTATATATTTTTGACTGTTCGCCTTTAATGTCGCCAGACAAAACACGGGCCGTTCCTAAACCCAACTTGTTTAGTATAGCGCCTGCGACCTGATACTCTTCGTTCTGTCCATCGATGTCGCTTTCCATCGATGTCGGATCGTAGGGCAAGTCAATAAGGTCTTCCCGCAGAGTGCCATGCAGCTCTGCGCCTTTTGCGTTTATCATTTACGCGCCTCTATTGTGTTGGCAACGAATCTTGATGTTTTAGTAATTTGCGCCATTATTAGCGCATGGATTTGACAACGATTACGAACGAACAGATCGACGCCGCGCTTGCCGACGAATCGCCGGACAACGAAATTGCCATCGAACTTGCGCGCTTAATTGATACCTATACGAAAAACTTTGCCGCGCACTGCGAAAAAGTTGGACGCGTTCCAACTGAATTAATGCTCAAAAAGCCGGACAGCGAAATTGAACGCGTTGCAATGCGTTTAACGAGTCAGGCAATTTCCGACGAATTAGGCGAACCCTTAAAACTCGTCTGGGTTTAAGTTACTGCTGCGGTTGCTCTTGTTGCTGTGCTGCTGTGAGCGCAGTCGCGCCGCCTGCGATAGCGGGTATCGCAAAGCCTTCGCGCTTTACCTTCTGCGGATCTTTCGACAAGTCGAGTACGATTACGCTGCCTTGATCTGGATAAAGTGAATCATCTAGCGTGTCCTTACCCTGCATGAACCGATCATACTCTCTATGTTTGATAGATTCCGCTATTGATCCTGTTTTAATCTCGCCGCCTGTTTGCTTGGCAAGCTTCTGCAGAATCTTTGGCACCTTTTTTTCATAAAGCCGCGCAATAGCGCCGGTCGCGGGTCTGCCACCGTACTCAATCGCGCCGACAGTTTCCGCATGGTTCGGGAACGCAATCATCGTTTTGCCTTCTTCAAGAGCGTCGTAAATTGCGCGCTTCATTGTAAGTTCGACCCAGTTTTTCTTCAGCGGTATGTCCGGCACACCGCCTTGCGCAATGATTGCCTTGTCGCGCGACCTATAGAAATCACGAAGGTCTTTCGATGTAAGCTTGTCCATGAACTCTAGGCCACGATCATAGCCGTCGCTGTCGACCATTTTGGAGCCGTAGCGTTTCGGAGATAGTTCGCGAACAGCGCCGCCGACTTCATTGCCACCGTCGCGCAAACTTTGAAGAGCTGCCACAAACTGATTAAAGGCATCATACATCTGCTCGTCTTTTACCTTTTTAACAGGCAGAGAATTAACAGCTGCCATAATCATGTCATCAGCTGCTTGGTATGGCTTATGAATATCTGGGTCATATTCTCGCAGATCTGTATCAGGATTTATCTTCATGCCTTCCATTTCATTTATAAACTTGCTGTCTATAAATTTCTGCATCGCCTCAACGCGGTCTTTGCCTTTCATCATTCGGCTGAAGCCTTCGTACAAGCCAGACAGGTTTGTCAAGATGTCAACGTCTCTTGCCTGTTCGTTTGGATCAGTGATACGTACCTCGCCATAACCGAAAGCACGTAATTTGTCTTTCAAGCGTTCGTTTATTTCTGTGCCTTCAGCTTTCCATGTGTCCATGACTTCTTCGGTCTGATAACCAAATCTGCCGCCTGCCTGCATTAAATCAGACTGTATCTCTTCAATGAACATCACGCTTTTCGGATCACCGCCGCCGCCGAACATGTCCGGCTGATCCGGCTGATCTAGCACGACCTCGCGATCTGTGCTTCGATAATGCGCAAACGTGTTCTGCTCAAAATGCTGATAAACGTTGGTCTGCGGAAAACGCTTGTCGTCTTCCGGCATTAACAAGCGGACTTCTTTGTAGTTCTCTGGCCTGCCGCTTTCAGTCGGAAATGTAATGCTTGAATATTGCCCCGTGCCATCACCGCCATCTATGTTTTCGATGTAATTGTTTGCTCGGTGAATTGCTTCGTCTTCGCTGTCAAACTTTCCAATTGTATCATAATTATCGATAACGTCGTAACTCGCACGGTTTTCCATTGCTTCAAAGACTTCGTCTCCGTACAGGTTTGCGGAGAGGTCTTCATACAGGTCGCTTATTCGATTTTTAATGGGGCTTGGCAAATCGCCAACGCTACCACGTAGCTCGTTTCTAATCTGCTGAATTATTTCTTTAGCAGCTTCGCGCGCCGCTTCGGCTTCTTCGTTTCCAAAATACGCAGGGTTATTTTCGATATTCAGCTCTACTTCATCTAAGACGCTTTTGTTTTTTTCGGCGTCAAATATATCAAAATACTTATTGATCATAATGTCGACGTAATCCGGTTCTCCGACAAAGCCGCCGTTTAAATTGCGATATCCGCTGACATGTCCCCGCGAAAATTCGTACTCGTCAGTTTCACGACTGCTGATCAAATCATCGAGGTCGTATGCCTCGGTAACAGTATCATATTCGCCAAGCGTGTATCCGACGCTTTCCAAGTCGCGCGCCTCATCAAGACGCACCCGATTTGCTTCCAGAAAATCAGCTATATCTGCTTTTGTAATTGCGCCTTCGGCGTCGCGCAAAAACTTATCGAGGCCGGTTAAACCAATTTCCTCGGCTTTTGCGCCGAACTCAGCAAGTCGCTGTGGTTTACTTAACGTCGCAAGCATTTGCTCACCAGATGCAGATTCCGGCAGTGCATCGAGCATGTTTATCAGGCCGCTGCGAAAGCCCATTTCATCAGGCTGCTGCGCCAGCTGTGTACCTGCGCGCATTGGGTTCTCTGGTAGTGGCCCAACGCCGCTGCGCAACGTCGCGCCGTCGCCGACCATGCGGTTAAACGCGTCACGGCCTGCGCGGTACATACCCGGCGCGCCTGCTATACCAGCAGTCGCTGCAGCGCCAAAACCACCGGCAATAAACGCCTGCGTGTAATTTGGTTTAAACTCGCCGTCTTCTGGGTTGTGCTTTAAACGCTGCATCATCAGATCGCTCACAACGCCATACGCAGCGCCTTCACTGCCTATAATTGTAAAGCCTGCAGCTTTAGCGGCTGATTGCATAAGACGCGACTTGGCAGCGGCTATGCCGCCGTTTTTAATAAGCTGCTGCACAACCTTAAAACCGCCGACGCCGCCAGCATAAGTAAACGGATCTGTCCCTAGACCTTTCAGCATTCTGCCAGTGCCTGACCACGTCCAGTCAGGTAAACGCTCGTACATGTCCAAAAGACCAGCTTGCGCAATCGCAACGTCTGGCGGCAAGTCATCAACTTTAGCCCAATTAATTAAACCACCGCCAAGGTTCCAGTTTAAGTTGCCACCATATTCGACGCCAAACTCGTTGATTTCTTCCGGCGTGCGCGCCGCAGCGCGTTGCCTGCCTTGCAGACGTGTTGCATATGCACGCGGATTAATTGAACGCAAGTTTTCAAGGTTTGCATCGCCGTCTTGTTGGTATTTGCCAACGCCCCAATGATGATCATGCATCGTCTGCGAAACGAAGTTAAAAAGCTTACCTTGTTCATGCTCCGGGTTAAGCATGTCTAATTCCAAGATTTCTTTTGGTGCCTCGTCGTCGTCTGGCGGCACTAAATCCAATTCATACGCAACCTCTGCATCAGCGCCCAAGTCGCGATACATCTGCGCAGTCTCGGATTGCATAAAGCTTTCTTTGTCAGAACGACCGGCAACAGTATCAAGAAAGCTTTCTTGATCTTTTGTAATGATCATTTTACTACCTGTTATTCACTGATGCGCCCGGCGCAGCGGAACTACTTGAACCAAAACCAAAAAACTTACTAAAAAAGTTGCTGTCTGTGTCGCCATCTGTATCGCCGTTTTTATCGTCGTCTTCTTCTTCGGGTCTTATTAAAAGATCTTGAATTGCATTAATTCTGCTTTCGACCGCAAACAATTCACGCGCACGCAAACGATCTGCGCGTGTTATTGTTTTTTCCCTTACGCTTGTCGCCAAATCGCGCGGGGTTGCTTGATCTGAAACCTTGGGAAGTTCGCCGCGAAACATAGCTCGCCATTTATTTTTTAACTCGTCTATGTCGTTAAGCGTCACGTCTTTAAAAGTGTTATTCTCTTGTTTAAGAAATCCAGAAACTTGCGGCGGCAATTGGCGCAAAATATCTTGCGCGACCTTTTTGTTTTCTTCTACTGCACCGGCAATAACGGTAAACGCCGCTTCCGCTGGTCGTTTTCCCTCATCGAGTAAAATTTCATAGCGATCTAAATGCATGGCTCGTTGCGCATTGCGCGAGCCATCTTTGCCAAAAGTGCCGCTGAAAGCGTCTGCAAATATATTTAAACCAAGCGAATTTTTGACGACTTTTCTGTAACGCTCTTGCTCTTCATATTCTGGCGTTTTTGTTTTCCGCTTTTCAATGTAATCATCTAGCTCAAGCTTTAGCGTGTTGCCTATAATATTGTTATCGTGGTCTGCTTCAATCAGGCGTTCGACATCGAGCAGGTCGTCTTCCGTAACTGCATCGCGAATTAGCCCTTTGTACTCAAAGGCCGCTGTTTTATTATAAACGCCATCGTCGCCGGTCAGCTCGTTTATGAGCGGCTGTTTCTTAGTTGGCAATATTTGCGGATTATTGCGTATTTGTGCGGCAGTAAAATTCGGCGGTCTGCCCTCACTGCGCGCTTTTTGTATTTCTTGTTGAATAAACTTTACTTCCGCTGCGCTGCCGGCCTTTAACGCCTTTATTCCATCTCTTTCTCGTTTTTCTTCATCAGCAACAAGACGGCGCGAATCGATACGGTGCTGCTCAGACAGCGTTTTTTGCAATTTCGCTGCGGCATCAGGCAGCAGGTCACGATATGGTGACGTAGCAGATGCATAATTAGCAATTTCTCGCTGCAATTGTTTCGCCGCATCCGGCGTTTTCATTTCAGAATAAATTAACGCTTCACGCATTATGTGATCTTCAACGACATCACTGCGAAATTGTCGAACTTCTTTTTCAATGTTCTGCTGCGTTTCGCCGTTTTCCACGCCAAGCAAGCGAATAAACTCTTCAGTCCTATCGACTATTTGGTTATGCATTGATCCACCAAACGGGTGCCGCTCTAATGACCGCCGCTGCGCAACAACGTGGCCTTTCATTTGCGCCCGATGGTCATCGAGATAGCGTGTGCGCAGCTGCGTCTGAATACCCGGCAACGCGGTACGCAACTTCTGTGATGCCGACGCTCTGAAACGACGTGCAACGTCACGGTCGCGAAGTCGCGCAGCTTGCGCTGCGGCTTGGCGTTCTATCGAAGCGCGATACCTTTGCAGATGCTGCTGCTGCGTCTCGCGTGGACCAAGCATCATGTTTCCCGGTCGCGGCCCAGCACCTGCAGGCATAGCAGGATTAGGCACCATTTTCGACTGACCGACTGCGCCAGTCACTGCGTCGGTCTGCACCTCGAATATAAAATCATCGAGCTTACGCTCTTCACTTGCCAACAGCGTTGCGTTTTCCTGCTTTAACTCGGTGACTGCAATATCGCCGAGTTGCTGACCGCCTTTGACCATTTGCGCGCCGAGCTGGAAAGCTGCGTTCGCAGGAGCAGCATACGCACTCGGCGAAGCTGTCACAGATAACGGTCGCGCACCGCTGTCAGGCGTCAACGCTGTTTGTCTTCTATACTGCGGTATTTTCATTTAAGCATTCGCCAACATAAAGCCGGTTCGTGACATACTTTGCAGACCTTGCAAGGTTGCCGTTTTTGCTCGGATCGCGCCTTGCTGCAGCGCAAGCTGACCTTGATTGCGGAATAAATCAGCTTGGATACGCGCGTTAACACCTTGCTCGCGGATCGCCAATGCCTGTGCATCTGCATTCATACGGCGGACTTGTATTTCTTCATCAGCTTCACGCGCATTCGCAATCTGCACTTCCCGCGCCGTTCCGGTGTCGCTACGAAAACCTGCTGCGCGATACCGCGCTCCGACAGTGGCGTTTAGTCGTTCAAAATCGTCGCGGAAATCTTCAATATTTATTTCGCTGACAAGTTCGGAAAAGTCAGCGCGTATTTCGGCAGCTTTTGCATTGCGCTCTTGAACGCGCGCATTAAAGTCTGCCGCTTGTTTCTGCGCTGCAGCTGCTGCCTTCGCGGCGCGCTTTTGAAACATCATGCCAAAGGCTTGCAAGCCAAGACCCGCGCCGCCTAGCGCCATGCCTGCTGGTCCCATTATTTTACCCTCGCGTAGATTATGTGATCGCTGCCGTCAGGTCCGTAGCCGCGCAGCACGCCTTCGTTTTCAAAACCAAGCCATTCGAGAAACCGACGACCACGCACGAAATCGGCATGCGTCGTTGCTTGCACACGTCTGAATCCCTCGCGCTCGGAAATTTCATCGAGAAACGACCGAACTGCTTTTACTGTCTTTCGCGGTTTTGCGAGCAAGCGGCTGCTCGGCAATAACCACGCCTCGCCCACGCCTTCCCAAACTTTGTAAAGCCCCGCCGCAGCGACGAGATGACCGTCGTCAATCATTGAATACGCCATTTTTGGCATACCGGCGACGACCTCAAAATACGGTTTCATCGTTGTATCAGCATCGGCAAGCACGCCGAAATCTTGACGGCCTTGCTCGATCAAATCTTCAGCATGCGCTGCGATAAAGTCGACAATTTTAATCAAACGTCTGCACTCTTGCGAAGGCCGCAATCACAGTCATGGGCAGCGGTAAATCTTGTCTAACGACAACGAAGCTGTCCTGATCAAACCCAGCGGGAAACTCGATTTCTTTGTCGCCGTCGAATAACGGGATTGCGACGTTCATCGGATCAGCGCCGGTTCTAAATGGTATCCGGTCAAGCGTACCAACATCACCGCCGACCAACGCATTCACGGTGCGGAAAAATCTTATCGTGACTTCATCAATTCGCTTTATTTTACCCTGCGCTGTGCCGTCTGTGCTTCCCGCTTCAAGTCGCATCGTCGTAAGCGTCGAATTAAAACCAAGACCAACAAATGCGCTTGTCGTCGATCTGTTCAACGTAATCGCGTTGCTCGAAACGGTTGCGCTTGGGTGCGTGCTGCCTTCTTCGGCAATGTCGACGGGTTCGCCTTCCAGATGATTTAACCCTGACAGGGTCGTTGCTGCGCTGCCGGAATACGCAAGCGAGCTGTCGACAAACCTTGCATCGAGGATGTCATCGCCGAAATCAAAATTCGCCATACGCTCGACGTACCGCTTTGTCGCTCCGTTAATTGTTCGCTGGACAATTAAATAAAGCTCGTCTTCGGTTGCTGCTGGCACGCAGACAATACTTTCAACAAGCGCATGCGACTGACTTGTCACGGCAAGCCGCGTGTTATCGCTTGAAACAATACTGAGAAACCCGCCGTTACTTCGACTCGTCTCTTCAATAGTGACGACGTTGGCTGCAGGATTCGCCACCGTAAAATCTGCGTGCGCATTGACTGCGGTGAAGATGTTGTCGGCGGTCGTGTTATTGCTTTCGTTTGGTCGAAAGCCCAGCGAGCTATCCGGCGCAGATCCGCTGACAGCTTCTGATGTAAACGTAATCGTCTCGCCATCTGACTTGGTTAATTTTAAAGTCGTGCCGGTAGCAATGTTTGCAAAGTCGGTAACGGTAACGGTCGCCGCGCCACTGACGCCGCCAATAATGTGCTTGTGCCAGCCGACAACTTTCTCTTCCCTTTGGTATGTCATGCAAGCCATCTGGCCGTTATTCAAAACGGTCCAAACAATCGTGTCTGGTTCTTGCTGGTAAGACATATCGACAATGCCGGACTCGGTGATGTCTTCAGCTAAAATCGACATGTCCGGCGCAATATAAGAATCGCTATCGAAGTTATAAGACAGTTCGCGGACCTTGCGGCCTGCGCGTTGGACAAACAGCGTTGTGTATCCGACTTTCACCGGCTGTATGCTGGTGCTGCCGTGCGCGCTTTGCTGTTTAATCTGCGCGTTCGTCGGCGTAATTGGCTCGTCAAATCCTGACGCGCGAACAGCAAACTCGCCAGCTTGCGTGCCGACGATTAACGACCGCGACGACGACAAGTATTGAATCACGTTTATCTCGTTTGACCCGATTGTGAACGTCAACGCGGCATCATCTTCGTCGCCGATACGAAAGTCTTCAAACGATCCGCCAACAGACCAGAAAATCGTCTGCGGCTGCTCTGTCGTTGCGGCAAAAACAAGCCGCTCTTCGTCAAAGGTTACGCAGCTCGGGAATCCCGTTGTCGTGCTAAACGCGCCGAGTTTCCATGCGTCGTCAGCTTCAAGTGTTCCGGCAATTGTAAACGAGCTGCCTGCAGCTTCGTCTGCTAGATCGTCGGACGGCGAAATTAGAAGTGTGTCTTCGGTTACGCTCACAACCAGATATGTGCCATTGTTCGACGACGTGCCGGAGACGGTCACTTTCATGCCGTCTTCAAAACCTTCTTTAATAAAGTTTTTTGCGGAATCTAAAATGCGGTCGTTATGCTCTAGCCCGGTCGACGACGGGTCGCCTTCTTTAAAAGAAATCGTCGAGGCCGCGTAGCTCGGTTCAAGCTCATCTTCAAAAAGATCATTTTCTTGAACAGTCGCAACGGCTGTAGTCGTGTTTGTTACAGACGTTATTTTCGCGTAGCCGTGGTGTAACTCTACTAATCTGCCGACATCTGTGCTGATAAACCCGCTGCCGCCGTTGATACCCGTTACCGCCGACGCGCTTATTGTCACTGACCCCGTGCGTCCATTTGCTGTCAAGGTCGTGGATGTCGTGTTTGTGTCGCCCATCGGGCCGCGTTTGAAATCGACATCTGTAATCGTCCATGCAGTGTCGGACGTTCGACTAATCTTACGAACAGGATGCGCCGGATGCACGACATACATAACGTCTGCAGACTGCGCAAACTTTAGATCGCGTAGCTGTGCCGTCGTGTAGGTTGTTGTAACTTCGACCGGAGCTGCAGGCGATCCGGTTTCGATAACACCGCCGTCTTTAAAAACGCGAAAGTAATTATTGCCGAACTCCAGCGCATACGCCTGATCGACGTTGAACTGAAATTTGCATAATTTCGTAAATACCGCGCTGTCTTTAACCTCTGCAATAAAACGCGTACCCGGTCGACGGCTGACGCCGCCGTGCGCATGCACGATGAAATTCTCTAATTCACTGCAGCCATTATAATACTTCGACAGATCAGTACGACCGCCGAGACGTTTCGACAGACGGCCTGCCGTGAAGTTAGAAAATGCGAAAGTTGCTTTCGCCATTAGAGCCGCGCATTCGTGAAGTAATCGGCTTGAATTGCTCCGCTGGCCGAGACGCCAAGTATCGCGCCCGGCGTGCCTTCAGTAGCGTCGACAAATCGCGCTTCTTTAAGCTTAGAGTCGTACAGCTGCCACATTGCTTGCGTCAGGCTTGTAGACTGCGACAGCGTGAAGGACACGTCAGCTGCAAGACGTGCGGCTATTGTTTCAATAAGCAGCAGATCCCATTCGTTCGGGTCTGTGACGCGCGCGACATAAATCAGATTAATTGTGCTTTCGTCGCTGACAATTTTGCGGCCTTCGACGCGGAACTCTAAATCAAGATGATCGAGGCGCAGAACGCGCAGGCAGAACGGATCACTTGGTAACGTAAACGCATTTGTCCAATCGAATGCAGGCTGTTCGGTATCCGGTGCCAGCGTGCGGCGTGTCACCGCGCAGTTCCACGGGTGTGCACGTAAGACCGCGTCTCTGACGCTGTCAAACCTCTGATTGCTGACGCGCGCGGATTTGCTGTCTTCAGAGCGACTAATGATATTCGACGCGCCAATCATATTCATTGCGCTGTTGATAATGTCAACTTCACTCGCCATTTTCGCGCCCCAAAAATAATAAAAGTGCCATGCGATCACCGCCTCCATGCGGTAAAACGCGGTGACGTTCGTCGCTGCTGAACATCAGCAGATCAAGGTAATGTCTGTGCTTCTCGCCATCGTCGAACTCAAAGTCACCGCCAACGAAATCTTTTGTTAGCAACACGCTGCCGCTCCAGGCGCACCACTTCATGTGACCCATGTTGCCGGTGTCGCAGTGCCAGTCGTGACCGTCTGCTTTTGACTCGACGCGCACATACGACTTCGGCGTGATCGCCGCGTCCGGTGCGTGTAATTTGATAATGTCGACCATGCGCTCTACCAGCGGATGATCGAACTGCATTCTTGTGACCGTGCGGATCGTTTCCGCTTCTGCCTCGGTCATGGCGTATTTAACGAGTTTGCGCATTAAGAATTGCGGGGAGCCGCAATCGCCAACTCCCCGCTTTCCTTATCTTACACCACGTAGGTGATGACCCACGAAATGTCGCCAGCTGTATCGCCAGCGGCTTCGGACTCAAAACCAATGGTATAAAAACCATTCACTGAAGAATCACTAGAGTCACCAGCATCTTCAAAAACGCGTTGCCCCATCGTGTTGATGTTGCGCGCCTCAAAAGCTACTTCTGTGCCTGTAGTGACTGCAGCACGACAGTCAGTCGCGGCAGAGCAATACGCATCCACATCTTTCACCGTCACGGTGCCGTCCTCGGCAACGAGATAAAGTCCGATATGCATTGTATGCGTCGTGCCTGAATCAAGATCATCGTTAAAAATCTTGATCGACGTGACCGCTGCATTCGCTGGCACATTTGCCAGCATTATTGTATCGCCTGCAGAAAGATCACCAGCAGCAGCTGCTACTGTACCGCACGCGATACGCATGACGCCGCCCATATTCCTGGTCGGAGTCATTACGTGAGGATCAGCAATAAGGTTACTGACTTCTGTTGAATTGACGTTCGCCATTGATCAGCCTCCTTATTCTGAACACAAGATTTGAACGACTTTTTCTTCTTCCATGCGAGTCGCACCGAAGCTGGCACAAACGTAGACCTGAGTCGAATATGACTTGTCTGCGCGAGGGCCTATCTCAGTTTTCAAGTCTTTACCAACAGCTAACTTGATACCGTCTTCGGCCCATGCAAAAACTTTACGATGGTCTGAAGAATCGGTTGCCAAGCGAGTCGAGGTAATGAACTCGAATCCCAAGAACGTATTAATGTCACCTTGTACTAGCGCCTTCCGTCACACTTAGGCTTTCGCCTCCAGCTTTCGCTGTTCGTGCGCTGGACTTTCTCTTCATCTCATTGAGATGCTGCCCGTTAAGTCTCTACACCTTCCGCTTTCACGGCTTGGCTCGGGATTGCCATCTTACAGGTTTCCCCGAATTTGAGCAGTTTTCAGCTGACCGTCGCCGATCAGTTAGGCGAATCCACCGTATTGAAATCGCTAGAGGTAACAGTCGTTGAGTTGAGCAAATCTTCGACCTGCTCTGGATGCACCGCGATATATCGCTTAATTGATTTATCGACCGAATTGGTATCAAGAATCTTAGCTGCCGATACCAATTTAGCTATGGTGAGTCCAGTTGCCGGAGAACCGACAGCAACTTTTTGACCAGCTGGTAACGCGGTGCTGGTCGCACCCGCTTTCCCGGTCGACGCCGAATCTAGCGCCGCCGCGATTATCGAATCATCCATCGCGCGGCCTATCGCATACGCAGCTGCGTTTGCATAGGTGCTTGTTGGATCGATCAACATTTGAACCTTGTCGGGATCGTCGATCAAGTCGGCGTATTCCCAGTGGTCCATTGTGACCATTCGACGTGAGTGAGGCGTGTCACTTACATTTTTGTTCGCACAAGTTCGCTAAACTTGCACCGCTTTCGCTGCTACACGTCACCGTGCAGATCAGACCATGTTATCATCTACTAGAGATGCTAGGCGCTTCGAGCCGCTTGGCTCTACTCGATTTCTCGATGGTCGTTGCACCTTCCGACTTTCGTCGGCTTGGCTCAAAGTTATCTGTTACCAGACTTTCTTTGAATTCACCTAGTTTTCGAGATGCGTTGCCGCATCAAGCCGCTAAAGCTAACGGTGTGTCTTGGTGCCTCGAAGTGCGCTTCTGCATTTATGTTCAACCGAGTTCGCTACACTCGACCCGCCTTGCGGCAGCTGCATGTCACCATGCAGATCGGATCATATTATAACCTGTACGGTTTCCGGCGCTTCGATGCCGCTTGGCACCTACTCGATTTCTCGATGACCTCTGAACCTTCCCATTTCTGGGCTTGGCTGCTGATTGTCTCAATGAGAGTTCCCAGCAATTCACCGGATTTTCATGTCTGCCTTTCAACAGACAGGGCCTAGAAGTTAAGCCGTAGCTGAACCGACTTGATCGAAGAAAGCTTTTTCTCCGACAACCGATTCTTCGCTTACTGCCCGACGAAGCAAGCTGCCTTTTTGTTGAGACAGCAGCATGACGTTTGTCGAAAACTGCTGACTAAAGGCTGTGGTAATTTGCGATGACAAATTAGCCTCCATCGTTGGATGTTAAAAATCAGCGGTTATCCGTTTTCACGGGCCTGTTTGCGTGGGCCAACTGGTTATCCACGACTTCTTCTCAACGACTTTGCTTTGCAGACCGGGCTTGCGCTTGTCAATCTGCTCCGTTCAGTCGCTATTCTTCATCCATGTCTGGATGAATCATCTCTTGAATACTAAGCGCGCGTTGCACATAAACATCGTGCTGCGGATGTCGGCTATCCCAATAGGGACTATCCGCTCGCATCACTTCTTCCAGCTGCTTCTGCGCTTCGCCGGGCGTTACGACATTGCTGTCCTTATCACCGACAAGCGCATCTTCGCTAACGCTTTCGTGAATATATTGCGCGGCGTTTACAACGGTGCGTATGAAGCTCGGATGATTTAACAATGGCGTGCCATCATCGAGGCGTAATTCCATCAAGCCTTCCGCGCCGAACTCGCCGATAAAATTATTACCTTTGCCGAGACGGTCGTCGAACGCAGCGCCATATTCTTGACGTAGTTCGGCTGTTGATTGCGCCTTCGCCGCTTCCAGATCTACTTCGGGCTGACCCATGCCGCCGGTTAATTCGATGTAACTGTCGGCAAGCTGCTGGGCTTGCGACGGGTTTAGTCCGATCTTGTGCGCCGTGTCCGCGAACCAGTCGGTCAATGCCGGATCTGCCTCGCCGCCGGGAACTTCAAAATTTAAACCATACTCTTCTGCCGACGCCGGTCGACCGAGCTTGTCATAAACTTGGTTCCAGTCGTCCGCATCTGACCACTTGCCCGGCACCGCGATCTTGTCGGCACCGACCATAGATTGTGCATGCACCATCGACTTTGCCAAGCTGGCAACGTCCTGCATGCCTGCAATGCTTGGATGATCTCTCAACTCTTCGGGGATTGCCGATTTCCAGTCTGAACCAGATTCAGCTGCTCCGTTGTCAGACGGCGCTGCCGGTTCTACCGACGCCGCTACCTGCTCACCTGCGAGCATTTCACTCATTTTGCATCATCTCCATTATGTTGTGGTCAAGGTCTTTGGTCATGTTCTTGATAATCAGAACGACGCTGCGCTGGCCTTCAAGATACGCCATCTCCAACGCGTCAGAGCTGAACGTCGGCTGATCGCCATGAAACCGCGTGCGCAAATCTTCTAAAACAATCTGACCGTCGTCGGTCGCAAACAGCGTCTTATATGTCTTTCGTAATTCCTGCGGGGTCATGCAGCCTCAACTGCTTCCGGCGGCAACGCGCCCTCTTCCATCGGCATGTTCATAGCAGCGTCATCGACGGCCTTCACCATCGGTGCAGCCTTGCCTGCGGCCTGCGCCATCTGCATTGCCTCTGCCATTTCTTGCTGCTGCGCCTGCTCGGCAGCGCGTTCGTCACGCTTGCCTAATACCTCTTGCTCGCCACGCACGACCGTCGCCGGTATCGACAGCGTTTTGATCAGATGCTGCGCCATGCCGTCCATGTCGAGGAAGTCGGCAATGCCGGGATCGATTGCCATCAAGGGTTGCATGAATTCCATGAGCTGCACCAGCGACTGCGCGTCGCCTTTGCGCTGTGCGCGTGCCAACGGTGAAACGTACTCAATCTCGATGTCGCCTGCGCCTTGCAGAAACTCTGGCGGCTGCGGGAATGCTTCCTGTTTCGACATGATTGCCCAGCAACGATTTATCATCGGCTGCAACAGCTCGGACTGCAGCCGACCAAGCACAGGGCCGAGCATACGCATCGACTGCTCGGTACGCTGCAGCACCTCGGTCGCCGTCATGTTCGGGCCTTGGTTCAGCTGTAAATGGTCGACATAGAACGCGCTGCGCACTGCCTGACGGCGCTGTTCTTCCATATTCAACGCGACCGGCGTGTTGCTGCCGATCTGTAGCGGCTCAAGGCGATCACGCGTGCCGGATCGATAAAAGTTCAGACCGCCAGGCACCACGCGGATCGGCAGCATAAACCCATCGTCCGGCACCATCAGCGGCGGGTCTGTCATCTTTTGCGCGGCGCGCAGATTAACTTCAGACATGCGATTCAATACTTTCGTATCCGCAAGCGCAGTCATTCCACAGCTTCTGCCGTAACCCAGCTCGGTACTGCTTTTTAACCAACGCGGACAAACGAAAGGAAACTCATCATAGCCGCTTTCAGCGAGAACCTGCTGATCTTCTTTGTCGAGATACATCGACAGAAACGGCTTATTTGTTTTGTTTAACTTTAACGGATCGCGTTCGTTACGCGGCTGCACCACATGTATGATTTCGACTTGCTCATACGGATCGCGTTTTTCCGTTTCTTTAATGCGGTCTGTAATGTTTTCCGCACCAAACTCATCGATGGCGGCGCGTGCCGACATTTTAAACTTGCGATAAACCGTGTCGACGCGACCGTGCGCATTCTCGGCAAGGTAGACTTCGGCAATGTGTCGCGTTGAAAACCGGAAGTTATTATTGTCGTCCGGCTCGATCATCAT